CTGGTTTACAGTGTTGGCAGCTACGCTCAGTGTGACATTGCCTGTAAGTGCGCCACCGCCTGATAAACCTGATCCTGCAATAATATTGACTGTATTGGGTACTGCGCCTGATACGGCAGCCACCCCGATAGCGATTGCCACATTTGCTGCGGAGGTTGCTCTGCCTTTAGCGTCAAAAGTGACTTGAGATACTTGTGAAGCATTACCGTAAATTCCTGCCGTAACACCACTCGTATTTAAAGTAGGGTTAGGGTAAGAACCTGTTAAATCACCACCCGCTGTACCGCCAGGGGAAACTCCTGTAATGGTGACATTGGAAGCGGAGGTAATCCGACCTTTGGCATCTACAGCAATTTGAGGAGATGATGTTGCAGACCCGTATGTGCCAGCGACAACGCCTGAAGTATTAAGGCTGGGATTAGGATAAGTACCAGTAAGATCCCCACCAGCAGCGCCACCAGGAGTAGTGCCACTAATCGTAACATTGCTTGCACTTGTGATTCTCCCTTGTGCATCTACTGTAAAAACACCATTGATTGTGGCGTTACCATAAGTTCCCGCAGTGACCGCAGTATTGGCTAGGCTAATCGTGCCTGAAGATGTGATTGGTCCGCCACTTAGACCAGTGCCAGCAGCAACGCTAGTAACAGTGCCGTTCCCCGATCCTGGGGTGTATCCAAGAGCAGTTGTGACATCAGAGCTAGTAAGAGAAATATTCCCTGTACGGGTGTTAAATGTAAGAACGCCAGCATTGTTTAATGTTACATTAGCTGTGAGGTTTCCGCCACCCGATAGCCCTGTACCAGCCAAAATATAGGTGCTGTTGTTCGCTGCGCCTAAACTCGCTGCTGTTAAAACGACTGCGCCAGTTTGTCCGTTGACAGAAGTGACCGCATTATTGTTATCTACTTTTTCCCAGACATTACCGTCAAATACCGCCCAGTCACCTACATTCCAAGTGGTGATGCCATTAAGGTTGGTATTTCCAGCAACAGATACAACATAGTAAAAACCTTTAGTTCCAACAGAGCTTTGCAGAAAAGGATTATTGGTACTTGCGTTCCAAGTACTCTGATAAGTTAACGATCCCGCAAAGTTGCCAGATACTTTAAGCATTACATCCCATCACCGTTAGTTATGTACAAAGTTGCTGAATTTGCTCCTGTAATTGCGGTAAACCACGCATTAGGTACAAAAGTAATAATTTCATCCGTATTGGGCAAAATGTACAAAGTCGTTGTACTGTTTGCGCCTGAACCTGTAGGAATAACGCAATTAGACTGCGCTACCGATTGGGTTTGAGCATACGAAAGAAAACATCCTTGAGTAGTGGATGCGTTGATGATGCGGTACTGATTACCCCCAAAAGCACTATTCGAGTTGACTTGAACGGCTGTGGGCGCTGAGGTAGCAGCCGTAAGCACTACGGTGTTACCTAACGGAGTGAAGGCTGCGGATACGCTCATTGTACGGTTTCTTCCTTTTGTTCTGGTGCAGGTACTTGTGGATCTGCCTGATTCTTAATGTTTGCTAACAAATTCCATGCACCTGTTTTGGTCGGTAATTCACCTAACATTTGCAAAATGTAGTTCACTTCGTTAACAGACAATTCCAGTTTAATTGTTACATCTTCCATTTATATCCCCTTACGGTCATTAAAAATTACTTAGCAATAGCTTCTTCAAATGGCGTTAAATCATTAGAACCATAATACTCAGCACCTTTATTTAACTGTATGGTTAAATGCTCTTTATTACGCTTAACTGTATCAGCCCAATCTTCATCTGTCATATCAACAGGTTTGCCAGCATTGAGTAAAGTCACGCTATCCATCGCAGCCGAATAGTCTTTTTCTACTTGTTGTTCGTGTGTCATTTCAATCATTTTACGCTCCTACTTTAGCTTGTAATGCGGCGATTTGCGCTGCTTGGGTTGTTACTAAGGTGTTGAGTTCTTGGATTGCTTTTACTAAAGCAGGAATCATTTTTGTTTCTGTTATTTTTAATTTATCATCCTGTTCGTCATCGGCAATAAGCAAATTTTTTGCTTGTGCGCCATGTTGAATTTCAAGAGCAATTACATCTTGTGCTAAAAATCCTGCTTGTTTTTTAGTAGATTTTTTGCGTCCGTCAGGAATTCCGTTTTCATAATTTGAGCGTTCATCCCAAACATAAGATACAGGCGTTAAACCCTTTACAAAATCTAATCCGTATGGAAAGTTTGCAATATCAGTTTTATCTCTAGCATCTGAAGTTACAGTCCATGCAATTTTTATGTAGGCATTTGTATTGTTATTTGTACCCATAACAATTCGGTCAGACTCAGTAGTAATACTAAAAATACTTGCAGAAGAACCGCTATATGCCGCACCCCAACCAATTGCGATGTTTCCACCGCCACTTGTTGCAGAACGACCAGCAGAAGCGCCAATATAAGTATTGTCATTTCCTGTGTTGCTATAACCAGCCAATGCTCCAAAAAAAGCATTTCCATAAGACCCAGAACCCGTGGCATTACTATAACCAGCTTGATAACCTACTGCTGTGTTATTAGATGCGGTGGTGTTGGAGTAAAGGGCTGTTTCTCCTATAGAAACATTATTGCTACCAGTTGTATTGCTTGTTAAAGAGCTATGACCAACAGCGTTATTATTGTTGCCTGTGGAGTTGTTTAAAAGAGCATTATCACCCAATGCGGTATTAAGTGCGCCAGTAGTATTTGAATATAGAGTCCCTCTACCAAAAGCAGAATTCCCAGCACCTGAAGTATTTTGTGCCAATGCAATATAACCAACAGCAGTATTTTCAGAGCCAGTTGTATTTGCAGATAGTGCGCTACCACCAAAAGCTGTGTTAGATGATACAGAAGTACCACCCTTACCAACAGTAAGACCTGATATAGAAGCGTCATTAGTAACTGTTAAAGCAGTTGTGCTGACATTAGCCAAACCCGCTAAAGTAGTAGTGGTATTCCCTAATCCTACGGTAGTGCTACCGATAGTAACTGGGGTATTAAAGTTGGCATCTAGTTGCGATAAGGGTATCGAATTTGTTGCCGATGCGAATGTATAGGGTACACCCATGTTAGAACCTCACTCTCAATTCATGTTCAAATTCAAAGCCGTTGTAGATAAAGCCAGCACTGTTGGATGTTACTGTAAGTCCTAAGTATTTTCCATAGTTTGAAGCGTCTGACTTAAAGAGTTGGTAGCCACTTGCATCCCAACCGACAACGGCACTTGCGTTGTTAATCCAAGCAATCGTTACAAAATTATTATTGGTCCAATAAATTAAACTAGACAGTTCATTTAATGGTTCAGATACCGATTCTGTATCAATTGTTGCAGTCAAAGTGACTGCGGTGTTACTGTTTGTTGCTTCAATTGCTGCTTTTGTTGCTTGCTTGGTCCGTATCGGATCACTCATCGGCATCAAGGCAGTTTGTATAATGCTACTAATCGTGCTAGTGCTATTTGCATATAACTGATACAACGAGTTAGATCGTGTGCCAAATAGCGTCAGTTTTCCACCTACAGGTACATAAGTCATGTAGGCAAGATCATTTCCTTGGCTAGTGATAAACCATTTTTTTTCAAAAAAAACCGCTTGCACATAGCGATAGCTTTGTGTGAAAGTGGCATCGTAATATCTAAAATTAAATGCAGCGCACAAAATGTTGTTAATCAGCACTTGTCCAGCATAAACAGGACTAGCAAAGTCAATATTGGAAAAAATGCCATCCAAGGCATCAGAAATCTTGGAAGTGGTAGAACCAACCAGTGCGTACACGCCATAATCATTCATAAACAGAACGGAACGGAAGTACGGGAAAATGGCATTAGAACGCTTAGAACCAACGGATGCGCTCACATTGGTGTTAGTAAATAGGGTTATCCCTGATGAATTAACGACCACATCAGAAAACACATTGATGGAATCATCGCCAAAAATATACAAAAAGTTGTTAGCAGAAAGCAGTTGAATAATGTTGCCATGTAAAGTACTGTCCGTTAGCGTCACAGCACCCGCTGAAACGCTTGTAAAGTCGCTGTATTGACCCGCAGCAGAGTAGGTGACAGTTCGCCCTGTTGCCACCCAAACACGCCCTGAGAAGCTCGCTATAGCGCTATTGGTTTGCGTATTAACCACGCCTGATAGCACAGCATTAGTTGTTGCACCGCCACCAGATATACTGACCACTAAATTGGCTGTATTGGTGTATCCAGTGCCAGGATTAGTCATTACGACTTGTGTAACCGTGTTTCCGCTAATAATGGCTGTACCAGCAGCATTTGTACCGCCACCGCCAGTAATAGATACAACCGTATTGGCTGAATTGATATATCCAGCGCCACCGTCAACAACATTGATTGTGACAGTGCCAGTAGCAAAAGTCTGTATTCCAGCTACTGCTTTAGCGCCCGTACCACCGCCACCATTAAGTGTGACAGTCAGGTTTGCAGCGTTGGTGTAGCCTGTACCACCGACTACCAGGTTAATTGATCCTACTGTGTTGCCACCAGATACTAGGGATGCGGTAGCGTTAGCCTGAACACCACCTGTTTGATCTGGTCCTGAAATCACTACGCTAGGAGCTGTGGTGTAGCCTGATCCTGGGTTTGTAACCGCTATGACACCGACTGCACCAATTGTGACAGTATTGTTGCCATCCCATGAAAACATCCCTTTATTGGGATCAATTACCAACATCCTGTCGTTGTACCACTGAGTAGATTCCACGCCAGAATTACTAAATGTGCCAGCTACAGCCACATTACCAAAACTATTGTCTTGTATGCGATAGTACTGGGCTGCGCCATTTTGCAAAAAAGCAATTACATAGTCATAAAGACCAATGTTCATGGATGTCAAATAAGTAACCGTATTAGCAAAAGTAACGGTAGCGTTGCCAATAGTGACAGGATTGGTATTAGGCACAACTTTGGCATTAGCATAGCCAATTGGCTGAATGTTCTCAATCCATGAAAACTCAGTTTCATCAATCGCTGTGCGGTTAGCTTTAGTGTTAAGCCCTTTAAATTGCTTAACGACCTGATACGATTTTTTCTGTTCCGCAGCAGCCATGTCTTAGTATGGTGTTGAGTAAACGCTAGGCACTCTACGGGTAAATACCGTATTGAGTACTGATTGAGCGTGTTTTTGATATTCCTGCTTGAAGATCTCTGCTTCACCAAAACTCTGCTCGTAATACTTAGCAAGGTAGGCAGCATAAAACTGCACAGGGGTAAAGTAAGGATCGGTGATCGTATCTGTCGTGGTAGATGCAGATAATGACAACGGATTAGGCAATACCACGCAATCAATCTCTAATTGGTACACCTGATCGGGTACTGGTCCTATATAAATCTGTCCTTGACCATAAATGCTAAAGCACAATGGTCTGCCGATGTAGTTTTGCCAAAAACGCAATCTAGCGTTGAAATCTGACCAGGGTAAATAATCAAGCGGTACACGGGTGTTTCCCCAGTACAGGTTGATATTGATAATATCTAAAATTGTGTTGCCAGAACTAGGCGTAAGTGGGCTAGATCCGACTAAATTAGTTAACGCTGCATACGAAATATTCTCCGCATTACCGACATATTGCAAAGACGCTGTGCCATCTGCAAAGGGTGTGCTAGGAGGATAGTTGTTGTAATTGTTTTGTGTTGCTTGAGGGTATGGAGG